GGGCTGGCGCAAACGTCAGATCCGGGAGATGGAGGATTGAAATGTCAACAATGTACAGACGAAAAAAAGATAAAGCTGGTCGATGGCCAAAGCTGTTGCTCCAACTGTCGCGCCTGGTTAATCGAATGCGAAGCCAGGCATCTGCTTACTTTGCCATTGCACAAGCGCAGAGAAGCGTTATTCGAAAGGTTAAAGCCAAGAGGCTCGGCGTCCGTGGAGAAACTAAAGGAAAAAATGAATGAAGTCTTTTACGCCCAGCGAAAGAAGTGACGAACGCAAAATGGCTGACGGAATCCTAGGCGCAGTGCGCGAAGGCGACGGTCACATGTTCACCCCACTCGAAATTGATTGGGCACTTCAGGTCACCGGTGATATTCCTGTTGCAGAAAACGCAATGTTGAGGGAGAATTAGCACAGTTTCTTTTTAATCACAAGGGGATAGCCATGCCAGGTAAAAGCAAAAAGCCACCAAAGCCACCAAAGTATTGAGGTTATGAGTGGCAAGGAGAAAACCATGATCGTAGCAGTCAACGAGTTTGGCTACCGGATAGGCTCCTCCCACCACAACTGCACGGTGTCTGACGAAGTTATCGACAAGATCCGCGATTTACATGAGGATGACGCCATGAGCTACGGCAAGATTGCCAAGCTCTTGAACTTATCAAAAAATTTTGTAGCAAAGGTTTGCCGGTATGAACGAAGGGCACAAACACCAGAGCGGTGGAAAAGAGTAAAACAAAATGGCCACAAAGAAATCTGAACCTAAAAAAATGGGTAGACCGCCCGAGGCGGTACCAGAAGACATTGCCGAAGAGTTGGTCGAATGGATCAGCCAAGGCAAGACTTTGCGCGAGTTTTGCCGGCTTGAGGGTAAACCCGCATGGCGTACTATTTACGATTGGCAAGTAAAAGATAAGGAGTTTTCCGCACGGATCGCGCACGCGAGGGAGCTTGGCCATGACGCGATTGCTGAAGAGACTCTCGAGATCATCGACACTTTTCCAATCGAAGTTGTGTCTGACAACGGCAGCCGGCTGGATGCTGGCCATGTGTCCTGGCTCAAGAACCGGGTCGAGCAGCGCATGAAGCTGCTGGCCAAATGGAACCCCAAGAAGTACGGCGAGAAGGTAGGCGTCGAACACAGCGGCACAGTTGCCCTCGATACAGCCATCCTGGAGGCCCGTAAGCGTGTCAACCAGCCCGAGTGATGTTGCCCTAGCCCAAGATATGGGGAGGTTCTTTGACGACGCCCTGGGCTTTGTGATGTATGCATTCGATTGGGGCAACGATCCAACCCTGCAAATGGTTGAGCTACGCGAACCCTGGGCATCAAAGTACAACAGCAAGTATGGCCCGGATGAATGGGCTTGCGAATTTATGGACAGCATTGGCAAGGAAGTGCGCGCCAACGCGTTTGACGGGCAGCAGCCGGTGCCAGCCCAGCGCCACGCCACCAGTTCTGGCCACGGTATCGGTAAGTCGGCCATTACATCCTGGCTCATCCTATGGATTGCATCGACCAGGCCACACAGCAAAGGCGTCGTGACCGCCAACACCAGCGACCAGCTTGGATCTAAAACCTGGGCCGAGCTTGGCAAGTGGAAAAAGAAATGCATTACCGGCCATTGGTTTGAAGTAACCACCGGCAAAGGCGCGATGCGGATCGTTCACAAAGACTTTCCAGAGTCCTGGCGCTGCGATGCACAAACGTGCCGGGAAGAGAACAGCGAAAGCTTTGCGGGTTTGCATGCTGCCAACTCATCACCGTATTACATTTTTGACGAAGCGTCTGCTGTGCCGGACAAGATCTGGGAAGTGGCCGAGGGTGGATTGACTGACGGCGAACCATTTTGGTTTGTGTTTGGCAACCCGACCAGGAACACCGGCCGGTTCTTTGAGTGCTTCAACAAGTTTAGGCACCGCTGGAACACGCAGCAAATTGACAGCCGGTCGGTGCAGATCACCAACAAAGGCACCATCGATGAGTGGGTAAGTGACTATGGCGAGGACAGTGACTTCGTTCGCGTCCGTGTCAGAGGCATATTTCCGCAAGCATCAAGCTTGCAGTTCATCCCCAGGAACCTGGTAGATGACGCTATGGATCGCGTGCCGGAGGTCAGCAGTATGTCTGGTAGGACTGCGGTCGTTGGCGTCGATGTGGCTCGTTTTGGTGATGATCAGAGTGTGATCCGTACCAGGGTGGGGCGCGATGCTGCCACATTCCCGCCTAAACGCTATCGCCAGCTAGACCTGATGCAGTTGACCAGCCGGGTTGTCGAGCATGTAAAGCTGCTGAAAGCTGCCAGCTACGGCGTAGTCGTCTTTGTGGACGGTGGCGGTGTAGGTGGTGGAGTTATCGACCGCCTGCGCCAGCTTAACTACGACGTGATCGAGGTGCAGTTTGGCGGCAAGGCAGATGATCCCAAGAAGTACGCCAACAAGCGGGCAGAGATCTGGGGCCGTATGCGTGATTGGCTAAAGGGTGGCTGCCTGGCCAAAGACGAAGAGTTGGCCACTGACTTGACCTCGGTTGAGTATGGCTTTAGACCTGACGACAGCATCTTGCTCGAGTCCAAAGAAGCAATGAAGCGCCGAGGTATGGCCAGCCCAGATGATGGTGACGCCCTGGCCATGACATTCGCGCAGCCGGTGGCCGAGTTCATGGGCGGTGAAGACATTCCAAAAACTAAAGCAAAGGCCAGAGACTATGATCCGTACGCTCTTGTATGAGGTGCCCGTATTACCACATCCAGCTACTAGATTGCCATCATGCGTGATCAAACAAGTTACTTGCCATGAGTTGGCCGGTGACCCAAAGTTCGCGGGATTGATTGAAGAGTACGCAAACGAGTCAGCTATTGCTGGAATGCCGCGTCCAAACTATCAGTTCGGGATGTACAGATTAATGGAAGTGGCTGGAGATTTTCATCTCATTGCTGCGTATGTTGATGACGTGCTGGTTGGGTTCTTGTCTTTAGTGATAAATGTTGTGCCGCATTACGGCAAACGTGTTGCTTCGACCGAGTCTTACTTTGTCACTGAATCACATCGCAAAGGTGGGCCTGGCCTTGACTTGTTGCGTGCAGCCGAATGGATAGCAAAAGCTAACGGGGCTGTTGGTATGTTGGTATGCGCTCCAAAGGGTGGAAAGCTTGCTAGAGTAATGCCCAGGGCCAAATACAAGCACACCAATGAGGTGTTTTTTAAGGGGTTAGCGTAATGAATCTAGTGGTTGCCGGTAACCGAATACCAACAATGTGCAGCGATGCCATTGCTAGAGTTGCTGTGCTTGAAAGCGTTGCCCGTGAGTACCCACAAGAAAGCGTTACGACTCATCACGTTATTCATGGCGGCATGTACGCTCGAACAGTTTCACTTAAAGCCGGAGTTATGATCACCGGCGCATTAATAAAAACACCAACAATGCTGGTAATAAACGGTGATGTCACTGTTTTTGCCGATAACGAATCATTCAGGCTAACGGGCTTTCACGTCATACCGGCAAGTGCAAACCGCAAGCAAGCATTCATTGCTCACGCAGATACTGCAATGACAATGATATTTGTTTCGGATGCAACAACGGTGGCGCAAGCAGAGAATGAATTCACTGACGAGGCTGATTCGCTCATGTCTCGCAATGAAGAAGCCAAAAACTTTATCATCATCACAGGAGAATGACATGACAGGAATAACGACAGCAACAGCAATGACGATTATGGCCGCAACAGCCGTGGCTGCTACTGGCTACAGCATTTATGCTGGAGAGAAAGCCGCAGGCAAACAAGCTGATGCATTGAATCAACAGCGTTCAGCCCAGGCTGATGCAAAGGATGCAGCAGTTAAGCAACAAGCAACGGCCGAATCAAACGTCAATCGAGCTAATGCAAAGACGCCAGATTCTGGGGCTATCTTGAGCGCTGCTGGACAGGCTGCTAAAGGTGGCCCTGCTGGCACTATGCTGACAGGCCCAATGGGCGTTAACACGGCTGACCTTAACCTGGGTAAATCCACATTGTTAGGCGGTTAATATGAGTGACTTCACCAGCGACGCACAGTCGCATCCAAATGCTCCTACGCGTGACAAGTTGTTCACGCGCTGGGGCGCTTTAAAATCGGAACGTGCAACCTGGTGGGCGCATTGGCAAGAAATATCCACCTATCTATTGCCACGCAGCGGACGCTTCTATGTGACCGACCGAGACAAAGGATGGCGCAGGCACAACACCATCTATGACAACACAGGCACCCGCGCATTGCGTGTACTTGGCGCTGGCATGATGGCCGGGGCAACCTCGCCTGCCCGTCCTTGGTTTCGATTGGGCACAGCAGACACGGAGTTGAACAGCTACCAGCCAGTAAAGATCTGGCTGAATGATGTAACTACTCGCATGCAAATGGTTTTCCAGCGCAGCAATACCTACCGCACGCTGCACCAGATGTACGAAGAGCTTGGTGCCTTTGGTACTGCGGCATCTATTGTGCTGCCAGACTATCAAAACGTCATTCATCACTACCCAGTGACTATTGGCGAGTTTGCTATTGCACAGGATTACCAGGGTCATGTCTGCACGATCTACCGCGAGTTTGAAAAGACTGTTGGCGAGATCGTAAAGGAATACGGGTACAACAAGTGTTCAACGACCGTTCGCAACATGTACGACCGTGGTTCACTTGATCAGTGGATCCGACTGATCCAGGCTATCGAGCCACGCGCTGATCGTGACACCCGTAAAAAGGATGCATTGAACATGGCCTGGGGCAGCTATACCTTTGAGGTTGGCGGCAACCCTAAAGATTTTCTGCGCGAGTCTGGATATAAAGACTTCCCTGCATTGGTGCCACGTTGGGCCACAGCAGGCGGTGACATCTATGGCAATAGCCCTGGCATGGAATGCTTGGGTGACGTGAAGCAGTTGCAGCATGAGCAGCTTCGCAAGGCCCAGGTCATCGACTACCAGACAAAGCCACCATTGCAAGTGCCTACAGCAATGAAGAACCGCGATGTTGAGTCGCTGCCTGGTGGTATATCGTTTTATGACGGACAGACCGCGGGCATCAAGACAGCATTCGAGGTCAACCTGAACTTGCAACACTTGCTTGGTGACATCCAAGACGTGCGCGAACGTATTCGTGGCGGCTTCTATGCTGACTTGTTCTTGATGTTGGCCAACGCAACCGACACTCGCATGACGGCAACCGAAGTGGCCGAGCGCCATGAAGAGAAGCTGTTGATGCTTGGGCCGGTGATGGAGCGCTTGCACAACGAGTTGCTTGATCCACTGATCGACATGACATTCCAACGCATGCTGGAGGCCGGCGCTATACCGCCACCACCACAGGAGTTGCAAGGCATGGAGTTAAGTGTTGAGTTTGTATCAATGCTTGCCCAGGCTCAACGTGCTATTGGCACCAACAGCGTTGATCGCTATGTGGCCAACCTTGGCTCTGTGGCCAGCTTCAAGCCTGAAGTCCTAGATAAGTTTGATGCTGACAAATGGGCTGATGCATATGCCGACATGCTTGGCGTTGACCCTAACCTTATTGTTGGCACTGACCAGGTCGCAGTTGTACGCCAGGCTCGAGCCAAGATGGACGCACAGCGCGCCCAGATGGAGCAAGTCAAACAGATGTCTGAAGTTGGTAAGAACCTTGGAACAGTGCAAACTGGTGCCGGTACAAATGCAGGCATGGACATCATGAATCAATTTAGTGGCTATGGATCCCCATCGCCATCACAAGTTTAAGGAGAAAATTATGGCACTCATAAACATGAAGCAACAACCCAAGCGTGAAGAAATGCCTGGTGAGATTGAGGCAGATGAGCCGCGTTACCCGTACGGCCTGTGCCTTACATTAGGAAAAGAAGAGCTTGAAAAGCTTGGCATCTCTGCGTTGCCAAAGGTCGGCACCGAAATGACGATCACCGCCAAAGCTTATGTCAAGATGACTCGCGCATACGAGACTCAAGGCGAAGGCAAAGAAATGGGCATTGAGCTACAGATCACCGACATGGGAGTTGGACAGACTGAAAACGCAACAAATGACAACCGAGCTTCAATGCTGTACGGTAGTCAAGGTGAGGCTTAATCTTGATGTGGCTGCATGATGGTGCCCGTATCCACATGTGCTTTAGATAGATTGGCGTCATGAGTAATTACGATCCTCTAGATCTTCGCAGTCAGGAAAAGACCGAGGCTGACAAAAAGCTTCGCGAAAAACTTGTACGCGAGAATGAAGAGGTAGATCTCAAATGGCTCATGAGCAACAAGCGGGGTCGTCGGATTATCTGGCGTCTTCTGGATCAGGCGGGTGTGTTCCGGCTGTCGTTCAATACCAACGCGATGTCTATGGCATTCGCTGAAGGTAATCGGAACTTCGGCAATCGCACGCTTTCACTGATTCACACGCATTGCTCGGAGCTTTACCCGCAAATGGTTAAGGAGAATTCAAATGGAAACGCAGATGACTGATACAGCCTCAACAACCAACGACGGCGCTCAAACATCGCAACACTCCAATGGGAGCCAAGTGACGGCAGACGCTCTCTATGGAGGTCAGCAGCAAGCATCAGAAGGACAAGATCAGCAAGTCGCGGAGCCGGCCAATACTGATAATTCTGAAGGCAACACAGAAGGTGACCCGGCTGAAAAGCCACAAGGCGCACCTGAAAAGTACGAATTCACTCCCCCTGAAGGGAAAGAATTCGACGCCGAAATGATTGGAAACTTTTCGGAAGTTGCTAAAGAGTTGAACTTGACTCAAGATGCCGCGCAAAAACTGGTGGAGTCGATGGGGCCGAAAATAGCGGAACGTCAACTTGCCCAGGTGGAGGCCATTCGTAATGAGTGGGCGCAACAATCACAAACGGACAAAGAATTCGGTGGCGATAAGCTTAACGAAAACATGGCCGTTGCGAAGAAAGCGCTTGATTCATTCGGCACGCCCGAACTGCGTACGTTGCTTGTACAGTCTGGTCTAGGCAATAATCCCGAAGTAATTCGGTTTATGTTCAGAGCAGGCAAGGCAATTAGTGAGGATACTTTTGTAGGAAATTCACCTGGCGCTGGCGGGAAGCCTTCAGGGCCACAAGATTTCAACGCGAAAGCAGCCGCACTCTACTCTAATCAGCAATCTTAATAGGAGCTAAATCATGGCAACTCTTGCAACCTCTAACCTTACCCTGGCCGATTGGGCCAAACGAACTGATCCAGATGGTCGTATTCCAATCATCGCGGAACTACTTTCTCAATCTAACGAAATCCTCGAAGACTGCGTATTCAAAGAAGGCAACTTGCCTACTGGCGAACGCGTTGTTATTCGTACTGGTCTGCCTGGCGTCTACTGGCGTGCATTGAACCAAGGTATTCCATCAACCAAATCAACAACTGCACAAGTTGATGAAGCGGCTGGTATCTTGGAAGCGCGTTCTGAAGTCGATAAAGACTTGGCGATGTTGAACGGTAACACCGCTCAATTCCGCTTGTCTGAAGACAGTGCCTTCTTGGAAGCAATGAACCAGACTCAAGCCACGACTATGTTCTACGGCAACCCTGGTACAGATCCAAAGCAATACCTCGGCTTGGCTCCACGCTATTCGAGCTTGTCTGCTACCAACGCACAAAACATTTTGAGCGCCGGTGGTTCTGGTTCTGACAATACCTCTGTGTACCTCGTAGTTTGGGGCGACAACACTGTGTATTGCCATTTCCCTAAAGGCTCTAAAGCTGGTTTGATCCATGAAGACTTGGGTGAGCAAACCGTGTACAACAGCGACGGTACCCGTCTGCAAGCGTACGCAACTCGCTACCAGTGGAAGAATGGTTTGGTCGTTAAAGATTGGCGCTACGTTGTTCGCATCTGCAACATCGACGTGTCAGACTTGATCGCTCAAGCAAATACTCAAACTGCTGCTGCCGCGACTAACATCGTTAAGCTGATGGCACGTTCTTTGTATCGTATTCCTAATATGGCAATGGGCCGTGCAGCGTTCTACATGAACCGTACTGTGCATTCTGGCTTGAGCATCGCTGCTCTGGACAAATCACAATATGTTCTGAAGATCAATGAAGGCTTGAGCCAATTCGGCGTACCTTATAGCTGGTTGTCATTCTTGGGCGTTCCGCTTCGTCGCGTTGATTCGCTTATCAATGCTGAAGCTGTAGTGTCCTAATCAACCCATTAACTAAAAGGAACAAATCATGATTACCGATAAATTACTACGCGTATCGACAGATCAGGCATTGACTACCACTGCCGTGTCTACAGATACTATTGACTTGAATCTTGCCCGCGACATGGGCGAAGGTGGCGATCTCTATATGAACTTTGCAGTGAC